CCGTCTTTCCATACCGTGCCGGCGGTTATAACCCCAGCCTCGTCCCCGTCCGCGCTTGCTGTCGGGTCAACTCCCACTACAATGCGGGCGAGGTCTGGGAAGTCGGTCACTCTGCTTTCGTCTATCCGCACGCGTGCCCACAATGCGCCCGGCACTTCGTCCACGTCCTCTGCCAATATCTCTTGCCGGTAAGCTAATGCCGTCATGTCGTTCGTTATCTCGTCCAGCGCAACTTTGCTCAGATACGGGTTCTCATGGCTCGAAAACGTGAATGTTTGCCACCTGCCACTTGTATCAGCAGCCGCCCGCTTGAACAGCTTTGCCGCGTGCTGCGGATCGTTCGCTTTGCTTGCAGAACGTGAATGCAGCGAAGGCGGCGTGTAGATAAATACCGCGTCGCCATTGTTATCCAGCAGCATAGGTGCACCCACCGCGTTCCACGTGTCCTCGCTCATGAGCTGAAACTCGTCCAGAATGAGCAGGTCGGCATAGTCACCGCGCAGCGTATCCGCGTTATATGCGGTCTTAGCTCTAATGCGTCGTTCCGTTCCTGCCAACTCAATGATGTGATCCGTCTCGTTTTTGTATAGCACTCCAGCGTCGATAGCCGGTGATAACGCGCGCGTAACTTCGATCCAAAACCTGCTAAGCTGGTCAGCGGTTGGCGCGGCGTAAAGAATGCGCCTCCCGTCGAGAAACTTTTGCACAGCATAGATCGCCATGCCGACCGTCTTTCCAGCTCGCCTTCCAGCCCGGACGATCTTGCGCTTTGCGGGCGAGTCAATGAATGCCGTTTGTGCCGGATATGGAGCGGGAAGTGTGATCTCATATTTCCTCGTCGGCATTTTGCTTTTTGTCTGCATACGTAACAACCAGTTCAATCGGCGCGGATTCAGCTCCAGTCACTTCCTGCCGCTCAACGTAGCCTCTGTCTTTCGCTTGCGTTTTCAGGTAGAAGATGATTGACGCGGTATCCCCTGCGTTTATCTTGTCGTAAAGCGCAAGCTCCACGCGGTCAGTTCTGCGCTCTCGCAACTCCTTCATTCGTGCCGCGATAGTCGGATAGCGATCTCGGTAGTTGTAGACCGTCTGCATCGTCACGCCCAAACTGTGAGCGGCAAGCGCGGCAAGCCCTTGATTGTTCTCAAGCGCCTTGATTACCTGGTCTACTGTCAGCTTCTGTTTCATCTTTTTAAGTACTCAAATTTCCAAAATTGCCGTTCTAATATGCCTTGCGATTGACCGCATAAAGAGCGGCGGAACTGTATTTCCTAATCTGGATACTTTTTCTTTTCGTTCCCCAATAAATTGAAAACTATCTGGGAACGAACTAATTCTTTTCATTTCTGCAATGGTCAGATACCGTTCACCGTCTGGATGAATAATTCCTGTTGTAGCAATTTCTGACTTAACTAATGTGCAACTTGTCCTGTCCCATGAGAGCATTTTTGTGTTTATTGAACCGGCCGATTTGCCCCTTACTTTGATAAAAGCCCTTTCAACACTTTGATGGTTATAATTGCCTGCATCAATATATTTAGCTGCCTCAATCATCCAATCTGGTAACGGTTTAATCTCATCGTCTGGCACGCACAAAAAAGCAGTTCTCGGACTAATTCCTGAGCTTTCCGCTTTCGGGTGGCTCGGCTCTACGCCTAAATCCTCTCGCACACCGATAAATATCAATCGCTGCCTGGATTGCGGCACATTGAAGTACATTGCATTCAGCAGCCTTGAGGACACTCGATAGCCACTTGCTTTCAACTCACGCAGAATGTCGGCAAAGATAAGTTTCATCTTGCCCTTGACCATTCCGCTAACATTTTCCATAACGAACACTTTCGGTTTCAGTCCTCGCAATAAGCGCACATACTCCCTGAACAGCTGGTTACGTGGGTCATCCATTACGCGCTTGCCAGCCGTTGAAAATCCTTGACAAGGCGGTGATCCATCGAACACGTCAAGTTCACCTGGTTGAAGTCCAGTCATTTCCAGCACCTGCTCAACACTTATTTTCGCAATATCACCGTGATAAACTGGCACCTCAGGAAAGTTCAACTTGAACGTGGCAACCGCATTGTCATCCCACTCGATAGCCAGTAATTCACGAAAGCCCGCCATTGAATAGCCTAACGAAGATCCACCGCAACCTGCGAAAGTAGATATTACAGTTGGCGCGTTATCTGGTTTAGGCTCTAAGTGTTCCTGCCAAGCCTGTTCCAGAATTGTCAGATACTCGTTTACTTCGGCCACTTATGCCCACATTCAGGACAAGTCAGGTATTCAACGTCATTCTCAACGTCTTCCGTGTATTCTGGAAACTCGTCAGGAATGAATAGATTTTCTTTGATCGCAATCTCGCTTATCATCGCCTGCACACGCTCGTCATCGCTTTGCACCGCGCGCATCAACTCGTCCAGCTTCGCCTTGTCGCTTGCCGCCATTGCCGCAATAGGGTCAAGGCTCAACAACGCCTGCGCTTCCTCAGCCTCGCTCAAATCCACGTACTCGACTGGAAGCGTNTGCNCACNCCNGAACGNGCNGCNAGNGTNACGCGCAAGTGTCCATCCACGACGCGTCCTGTTCGTTGATTCACGGTTACGGAGCGAATAAAGCCAATGTCATCAATAGCACCTGCTAAAGCCTGCTGCTGATTATCGGGGTGTAAGCGATAATTAAGCGGGTTAGCCAATAATTGGTCAACTGCCTCTTCGCCATGCCCAACAATGCGATTAATCAGCGGCTTATTAAGTTTCGCTATCTTGCTCACTTTCCCGTCCTAATCCGTCCCGCCCAGCCATGCTTCTTGCAAGTCGTCCTTAATCTCGCGGACTTCTTCGCGCAAGGCGGCAAGCTCTGTCTCAAGCGCGTGTAGGCGGGCAAGTAATAGCGTATATTGATTGTCATCAGTTGGAATTGACATCGACTTCCACCGGCTTCTTCGCTCTCGACCTTGATACGGGCTTCTTGACTTCCATCAATATCTCACGCGCCTGTAAATCATGCTGATTAAACGCGCCTAAAAACACGGACGTATCCGACCGCATCTCTTTTACCTCGCTTACCAGTGCCTGCATGACAGTAGCTACATCTTGCAGACTACCTTTCACCTCAGTCATAGAACAATTATTTTCGACCCTTTGCTCTTTATTGAACGCGCGCCACTTATCGTCTACCTCGTTGATAAACTTCTGCCACTTTTCAGATTCACGCGCATGGAATTCCTGATTTTGTTTGCTTTGCTCTGCTTGGTATTGCTGCTCTTCCCGTTTACTTTTCGCCATCCAGGATAGAACATAAACAAAAAACGCAATGAACAGGCAAACAAAAACAGCCTGAACCCATGCTGAAGCGGGGATTAACTCAACCCCATCCATTACCCTTTAGCCTCTACGTTACCGCTTCCGCCCTCTACACTTGGCTCAAACTCTTCATCATCGCCTTCAAGCGGCACCCAAATCTCGGCTGGACGGTCTACAAGGTCATGAAGCAGATTCGATCCACCACCTGCAACAATCGCTGTTAGAATCTTACCAATGAGCACATTCGGGATATAAGCGGTAAAAAGATTAACGCCTGACAGCCAAACGAACGCGCCGGCGACCGCCCATGCGACGTACATCAAAGCGAAATGATCCCAGCCATAACGGTCAAAAAGCGGCGTCACAAGCGCAGCCACAAGCCTGTTTGCCAGTACCATAAAGCCAATAACCACTCCAAGTGTTGCAACATCAAATTCCATCAATGCCTCCAAAGTTTATTTATTATGAGTTTTTATAACAGGGCAAGTCAACGCCGGCGCCCTGTCTTATGACCTCGCCGCTGCCGTGACGACGTGCTGTTTGTCGCAACCCTGGTCCGCTGGATAATCCGCGCGTGGTAGGTTCTGTTTTATGTTAATGAGTGCCCCGCTCTTCGTACAAGTGCGTTTCCGTGCGGCAACCGCGCAAGGCTACTTCCCGCTTCGGCCTGTACCCGCCGCTGCCGTTAGGCTCAATATCTTCTAAGCGCAAGTGCGCATGTTTTAGATCTTCAATGTGAACGCGCTGTAAATCACTTACAGACCATCTCAGCCATTCAGGCCATTCGCTTGGAATGTAACCATAGATTTCAGCACACTCACGGCATAAGCTGCGATTATCTAATATTTCTGCACCACATACGCACTCTTTTGTCATATTCTTGTTCCTAAGAATAGGTTACTTACGAACAACTTTTACAAGTATTTTCTAAAATTTGGCTAATTCTCTGC